TTGATGGATTCTACATAAATGGTTAAATCATATACATAGGTTGTATTCGGTGGTAATGTATACGGATTGACCTCCACTTGGAAGACACGAATACGACTGGAGTTCAGAGAACCTGACGGTTGGTGATCTGGGCTGTGTAGACAGAAACTGTAGATTGGCAACACTTCACCAGGGTCACCATTTGTATATTTATAAGGGACGACCTTTGTGAAATAGTCAATTGGTTTCATCTCCTGTATTTCATTGCCATCACAGAGAACTCTGAGGGCCTGTATAATTTGGAGTTGGGCAAATTGAATGAGTACACCTGATGTGAAGGCCTGGGTTAAGAGAGGCACTGCTCCAGGTGGAGGCAGATAGGGTGTTGAAGGATAATTCCACCAATTTGTCCAATTGGAAAAGTCATTACGATACTGTAATGTATCTGAGCGACGATTTACAAAGAGAAGTCGTTCAATTGGATTATGAGTCTCAAGGTTTAGAATTTGACGAGTATAGAGAGCTGGAAAGGGATACCATGTAACCTGGTGAAGAAGATAGGATAAAGGAGTGGATGCAAAAAGATTGCGCTCCTGCTCAGGAAGATAAATATAGGTAGTCTCAATCGTCGGCTGTAGACTCCATGTATTGAGTGCAGGTACATCTGCACCAATGTCTGTCAAGAAGGCATTGAGTTGTCCACTGAGGTCAACGACAGTTGTGTAATCCGGAAGATTTGAGCGCAGATTGGTTAGAGATGCAGTTGTCTGAACTCCAGGTGCCACACGGAATCCAGAAGCATCTAGCACTGTATAGAGTTGATTGATTGGATTTAATGTCAGTTGAACTTCACATTCATGATACTGAAGTCCTACAAGTGGAAGCGCAGAACCAGTATTCTGCGTAAACCAGAAGGGAAGTGGAACACGGATTGTCTGTCCAAATATACTGGGACGATTAAATTGTGCACCGAGAGGCCTTGTCGGGTCCTTGACTACATTTGGATAACCGGTCTGATTTGTGCCGCCAGCATAAATGCCATTTGCTGGTTCTACAAGTTCCGCCACATTGCCCACCAGTCGTTCCCATTTTGCAAATTCATCTTTTTGAATATCAGCAAGTGCTCTGGCAAGAAGATAAGAGCCATCAAACTCTTGGATTTTCTGGCCACCAATAAAGACCGCTGCATTTTGAACAAGTGCACATCCAATGTATTTTGACCACTGAAACTCATACTGATAATTTCGTACTCGTGGAGAGATATATTTACTATAAATATCAGGGAGTTGAAAGGAGAAATAGAGATCACTGACTAAATCGGCCACGCGAGGAATCTTGAAACGAACCTTTATCGGTTGATCAAAAAAGAGTTGGTCGGGACCATCCATTTGCGCAGAGACACTTTCCATTGAAAAGTGAGAATAACGGCGAAAGACCTTATAAAAGTAGGTCATATCCGGATTTCCACTTAGAATTACATTTTGGGAGCCATAGGCGACCAGTGCTAATAGACCACCTCCAGTCATTGCTTACCCTTCTATTTCGTGAGGCTTTAATATCGGAATTTATAATCCCACTAGTAAAGTCTTATAGAGTCTATTTATTTAGCTTGTATACCATGAATCAACAAGTGCATTCTGCAGATAGGAACTGGCTGCCTGCGTGCTCGGCATGTCAACTGTTGAACTAGGTCCCTGGTTCGCATTTGCCTGAATTTCAGCAAAGGAGAGCGCATATCTGTAGTGGTAGAACCGACTGAGTTGACCGGCCATTGTACCTGTCACCTTAAAATCCTCCTCAACACCCTGAAGATTTACCAGCTTATTTCCAAGTGTCGTATTGCTGTTGAATTTAGATTGACCAAAGATGATCAGATTCTGATAATTCTGGTAAGGGTATGTCTTCTCCATGGGAATACGGCCCTTCAGATTGCCATTAATATAGACCTCGAGAGTATTCGCACGGAATACAATGCCTACATAGAACCACTTTTGTACAGGCACATTTTGAATATCTACATAGCTATACCATGACTTATAGCAGTTCATGAAGATGCGCAGCGTATTTTCATCTGAACGAACAAATACGGCCGGACCCAGAAGCGGGAACGGCGTCGAGTAGCCCTTGTAGAATACATGCTTGAGTCCACCGCTTGTATCGAAGGTTGCCGGATCAATAAAGAGGAAGAAGCTGTATGTAAATTCAACGCCCGTGAATTCATTATCTGACGGTAAGAGCATCTTACTATTCGGGTCGCTAGGATCTTGACGCACAACAATCGACTGGCTGCTCATAATTGTATTTGGCACAATAACTGTTTTTGACATTGAGTACTTGTAATATGTCTTTACAAGTGACTCGAAACTGAAAAAAATCAGAAATACCACTATACCCGCAATGAGTGCAAGGAGAATCTGTGGAATAAGTCCATTTCCAAATATGAAACTGCCACTGCTGGTGTTCAGGGGAGCCTCCATCACAATCTACAAACTGTAGATATTCATTTCCAGGGACTATTCACAAAGGAGTAAACTTTATAAGTTGACTCATATGTGTAAACTAAGAAGGATTCTTTACTTTGTGACAGGTGCAGTCGGTGCAAGTTGACCAAAGAATGACTTGATTGCCGACCATAAATCACCTGATGAGCCGGAAGGACCGGCCATATAGATACGATACGTTTCATCCGGGGAAAGTGCATAATTGTAGAAATTGACTCCTGACAGGCTTCCATTCCAGTCAGTCTTGATATGACCACCACCCGTTCCAATATCAGGGTTCAGTAAGAAGAAATAGAGAGGTGTACTTGTAGAGCCACTGATCTTGAACTGACCCTTCAGCACACAGGAGCGTGAAAGACGGCCATCCATGTAGACATCGCACAGATTGTTGTTCAGAACAACCGTTACATTCACCCAGCGGCCAAACTCGACATTCTGCACATTGCATGGAGAAGCCGTATCGCTGTCGGGACTGGTTGTCATGAAATTATTGAAAACAAAACTCGGGCTGCTGCCATCATTTACATGAACGTGGAGCGTATTTGTCTTACCACCCAGCGCTACAATGAGAGTGGAGGCATTATCCGTAGCAGTTGTACCCAGATTCAGAATATGGCGCTTATTTGTCGTGTCACTGCCTGCACCCGTCACATACATCCAGAAGGAGACTGTCATTTCACCACCCGTAAATATATATTGAGATAGTTTGATGTCATCTTGCGATGTACCAGGGTACTGAATGATGGTCGTAGGCGAAGCGATCGGGTTCGCAACAATTGAAGCCTTTGTCTGTGTCTGTGTAACATTGAACAGATAGTCATAAAGATAATAGAGTACGACAGCAGCTACGACAAGTATGGCAATACCGCCTATAAGCCTTCCTAGTGTACCTGCGGACGATGTAGCGGAGGCAGCGTTCATTCTGTTTGAGCGCCGGTTTTAGTAATCGCTCTTCCAGACAACAAGCGGATTACTGGGACGAACGGAGGGCCCTGAAAAACAATTGCCGGAAGGGCACAGATTGAGATTTAATGAGGGAAAAAGCGAGTCATATGGCTCTCCAAGTGTATTTGTATTTGCTGAATAATCGGAGGCCACTTCGGATGCTGTCATTGCAGATGTCTTTGCAAGCAGATATGAGGCTCTACCTGTAAATGTTCCATTGGATAAAGCAAGTTTTGTCGCAGTCGGCTTCGGGACATTTGTTGTTTTCACAGAGGCTGCTAGGTTGCCGTTATAATACACATCATACTTGGATCCCTCATGAGAGAGTGTAAGCATCACCCATTTCTGTTGAGGGAACGGGGGTAAAGCAAATGTCTCAATGTATGACTTGCCAGTCTGGTTGGTTGTCTGTATACAGAGTTGTGTCTTGGGAAGTCCAGGACGAGATGCATCAGGAGCCTGGAGGAGTTCAATCCAAAGAGATGTATCAAACTGAAGGAGTTTCGCAAATCCAGAGTGGACGCAAGCGCTGTTTGTATTGTCACAGACATCAAAAGAATCTGTATTCGGGTTGAAATTGGCAGTATTTGTAGCAGTATCATAGACAGAGGCAGTACGAGGAAGTGACTGGATGTAATAAAAAATACGAAGGCTTGACATCTGATTCTTTAAGAAGTTTGCCGCATATACATGATTATTTGTAACTTGCAAAGATTCAGCTTGATTTCCATCAAGAATCCACGGGCCTGGATCATTACTTGTCGTAATTTTTGGTGTAAAAAATATGGCAAGGGCATAAATTGTAAGTATGATGATAAATACCGCGATGAACCAGATGATCATCTCTCTATTGAAGAGCAGGAGTTCCTATACCGCGCATTTCACCGGAAGAGACTACACGCCCCACTGTTCCTAGATTTCGCACCACTACATTTGCAGCATAGCGAGAAGGAACACTAAATAGAGTATCTTTATCGCTTCCCATTGGCACCTTTCCTCCAAAGGTTGTACTCGCGGCCCACTTGCCATTTAAGTAGAGTTCCATAATTGAATCACCTACAACAATGCCTACACGATACGGTACATTTGGTGTGATATCCGTTGAGACTTGTAACCAATTAGGCGTTGAACCTGTTGCTGTGGCAGCAATGGCTAGGTAGACAATGATTTTAGAAGCACCTGCGTCATAGAAGGCAATGAGGCTGGGATCAGATGGAACACCAACGGTTGCATCATTCAGATAATTAAATGTTCGTAGCGGCTGAACTTGGCTTGCTGCAGCACCCGTTGGAGTGGATAGTCTTGATGCGGTGATGGCACCTGCAATGGCTTGGACATCGGCTGCAGTACATTGGGAACCCTGGGGAAGAGCTCCAGTCGCAAGTGTAGTTGTAGTTGCTGTTGCAGATGTAGCCGCAGCGCTTGCTGCACTTGCAGCTGTTCCAGAGCCTGCGGTTGTCTTATACACAAGTACGTATCTCATATTCGTATCGGCAGTGGGAATGGTTGCAATCACCTTCGTATCAAAATAGAGACTAAAATTCTTTGTCGGAAGTGTTTGTGCTGCGGAAGTATCTATAAATAAAGTCGCAGGATCTGAATCTGCCCATGAATAGGTCCAATCAGATTGAGCAATATGAATGAGAGCATTTGGCGTCGAGCCGAAGTCAAAGATGGGATAGATTGTGTAGTTAACAATGACAAGAATGAGCGCAATAATAAAAAGAACCATGAGGCCCCAGACAAGATACGGCGTAACGGATGCAATAAATCCTTCACCTGTGTTCGCCGTAAAGGAGACTGACGGAGGTGCGATATAACGACTTGTCATCGCAAGGGCGTTGCGAATCTTTTGAGCATAGTCTTCAGTACTCATTCCCCTTCTTCTTTATGATGTTTTCTTGTTTTTCCAGAAAACTTTGACTTAACCTTGGCTAAATCACCCTTCTTGGGGTCGAACTTTATGCGCTTGTAGTATTTGCGCGTCTGTCCCTCATCACATTGACGGAGTTTATCACGTAAATAGCAGACAAATGAGATTCGTGTGAAGTTTTTATTTGTACCAAAGGTTCCAGTGGTCGGGTCATCCTTGTAAATATCAGGGAGTGCCTTATTCTTCTTTGCCTGTTCAGATGTCTCACTTAGATCCGTATTACAGTGCCATTGGTGCACATCCATGGCTAAGAAATCTCCCGTGCGAATGTTGAAACCAATACCATATTGCGGAAAGAGTGTATAGCCACCTGAATAGTCACCACGTTCAATAACAGAGAGATTGCCAAATCCATCCATATAGTCTCCTGCATCACAGTGGAGTGCTGTGCGAAAGTTACGATTTAGTGTAACTGAACTGAACGCCGTCTTTTCAATTCGGTACATCGGTTTCTTAGAAGCAGCTGCAAGCTGTTTTTTGTGCGCCTCAGGCACAAGTTGTTTGAATTTATCATCAACTGCCTCAATAAATGGAATACCGTGTCTGTACTGTTTGAAGAATCGCTGAGTGTAACTTGTGAGGCGGCACGGAAGTCCCATAAAAGGTGTCTTTTCAAAGAAACCGAGCACACTGCTCATTACATTATTGTTTACACGCATCTTGCTGACCTTACCATCCTGGATGTACTTCGCAGACCACTTTGTGATTTCTGTAGGATTACGCTTCTTCCAATAGGCGGATTTTGTATCAATAGGTCCTGCTGCAGCACCGCGATTGCGACTGGCAGCGGCTGTCTGATAGAATCCCTCCCAGCCAATGTGAATTTCATCCGGTGTAAATACATTTTTGCGAAACTTTGCAAGGAGACGTTGTTTGCCCGTTTCAGGATCCATACGATACACATCAACATCTTCTGAAAGAATTTGATTTACCTCTTTTTCAGTAAAATAGGTGCCTTCGCGCGCTTTGATTTCATCGTTGGTCATGACGACTTTTACATGAATTTCCTTCACGCTTTTTTTTACAGGGTGCGTTTTTCCGGAAGGGATTTTGAGACCCTCATAGATCTCTTCTGGAAATGAGTCACTCATTTACTTAGTGTACAGATAAACTACACCTGCAAAGGCGCCTACTGTTGCGACCCCTACACCGAGTCCCTGTGCAAAGGAACGGTAGTCAATCTCTTCGAAATCAATATGGGTTACAGTTGGATTCTTTCCACGGGCACCGAGGCGACGATAGAACTGGATTGCATCATATTCTGAAAATTCAGACTTCTTGAGTGATTTATTCACTGCATTATGAAGTGCTACTGTCCATTTGAAAAGGTCTTCGCGTGAATCAAGATGAGGGGTCAGTGGATAGAGTTCAAGATGTTTCGCAAAGTGTTCGCGACAGATTGGACATGGAATCATAATGCCCAGACTTTCATAGAATTCCTTGGCAGCTTTTTTCTGTGTGTAGGTCGGTTTGTTTGAATATCCAAGTGCACTTATATGAATTGTGTGCCAGAAAAAAGGCCCCCAGACTTCGGGAGGTATTTTCATCTCTTTGCTTGCGTCAGATATTTAATTGTACAGTATTTCCCCCCCTGGTCTAAGGATTGGACCAGTATCTTAAAGTAAGTTGGTATGCGACAGGCTCGTACAGGATGTTCAAATTGTGGCGGAAATCATGGATTCAGACAATGTATGGCCCCCATTACAAGTCACGGTATTATTGCGATTCGCGTACGCGGAGGATGGAATCCGTCAAAAGTTCTTGCAGAACAAGAATCTGCAATTACAGGCTTTGAGGGTGCCAGTCCACTTGAATATCTGCTGATTCAGCGTCGTGATAGTCTCGGATTTGTGGAGATGATGCGGGGAAAATACAGTCTTACAGATTATATCTACATTATTCGGCAATTAAAGGGAATGACCGTGCGTGAACGGGAGCGCTTTATGACACTTCCCTTTCAGCAACTATGGAATGAACTTTGGGGTGCAGACCATTCACATACGCAGTATCGGCAAGAGAAGGAAAATAGTCGTTCTAAACTTGATTCGATTCGTGAACATGGAATTCTTAATGAAAATGGTGAGCGTGAAATGCTTCGTGATATATTTAGCAAGATTGGACCCGGTTGGGAAACGCCCGAATGGGGATTTCCGAAAGGACGGCGGGATCCCTATGAATCTGAGCGTGAATGTGCACTTCGTGAAATGTGGGAAGAGACTGGGCTCCATGAGAAGGATGTTCAAATGATTGAGAATCTGGAACCTATACAAGAGACTTTTTTTGGGTCAAATCATATTCATTACTGTCATAAGTATCGTGTAGTCTACGTGAAGGAAAATGTCAATGTTACATTTGAGAATGCAAATGAACATATGAAACGGGAGATTGGTAATCTTGGATGGTTTCCGCTGGAAGTGGCTTTATCAAAGATTCGTGATGAGAATGTTGAGAAGAAAGAGGTACTCTTACGAGTCACTACAATTCTGCGCAATTATTGTCCTTTTGTACTTGGTGCGGGCATTGTATAAGAAGTTTCAAGTCTCTTAGTAGATGGGTGATAGTCCACT